CAAATTATAGCTGATGCTAATGTAGATGATTTTGATGAATTATTTAAAGCATTATACGAGAGAGCATCTGAATACCTCCCAGGTAAAGAGGGAACAGTTGCTATCTTAGTAAATGACCATCAATATAAAGCAAATTTCCGAATCGACAAGGAAATAAATACAATGTCGTTAATTTCAAATTTAATAAATAATAAATAATTATGGAACAACCAGTTCAACAACCAAAAATTGATTTAACTAATACCACAGCATTAAAAAATGCTAAAGATGGGGATACGTTTAAACAAGTTTTTATCATTAGAAAAGTTTCTAGATTTGTAACAGGTACAGATGAGGATGCTATGCTTCCTATCCCTGTATTTGTTTGTACAGAATCAGGAAAAATTGTAGGAGAAGGATTACCACCTGAATTAAGAGAAGAATATAAAGATCAACTTCTTTAATGAAAAGTATCTTTGATTGGTTAAAAGCTATCAATTCCACTAAACCACCAGTTGAGTCATTTTCTGATAAAGATTGGGAAGTTTGGAATAGTTATATGATTCATAGGTTTATTAGTATGAATCCTGATTATATAGAGATAGTAAATTATGTTCAAGAATTTCCTCCACAGGAAAAAAGAATGATTTATAACATTTATAAAGAATTTATTCCTAAAAATAATAAATGGAATAAATACATTAAATCTAAAAATAAAGAACCAAACAAAGATTTAGTTACTAATATTAAAAATTATTTTAAATGTTCAGCAAAAGAGGCCAAAGAATATATAGATATCTTGGATACCACAGACGTAGATCGTATATTATCTAGTATAGGGTTAGAAAAAAAAGAAATTAAACAATTATTAAAATGACAAAAGAATTATATAATATGTTAAAAAAATCTGCTGAGGCAGATAAAGCAAAAGCATTATTATCACTTGAACTGTTAGGCAATAAAGCTGTAGGTATTGGTGATCATTCAACTGAAGACTTTTATAAAAATGCTGAAGAAGCACTTATAACTTTAGTTGATGCTGATGATAGATTAGAAACTTTAGAAAAATATTTTCAAATTAAAAACCAAGTCAATGGGTGATACAATATCCAAATGGCACGAAATGCAAGAAGAAATGAGTGATAGAGAAATTATGGATGCTAAAAATCCAGATGCTGCAGCAGTTAGAAAATTTGAAAAGGATTACCCTGAATTATCTAAAGAGTTTAGAGAAATACAAAGTGAAATGTATGAAATGTTTGCTCGTAAACATCTTGATTATGGTTTAAATAATATTGCTCTTGGGGGTGATTTAACTAACAGTGATGATAAAAAATTTTCACTTACTGGTTTAACTATTAGACTTACTGATAAAATTTCTAGATTAAAAAATCTTATAGTACATGGTAGAAACTATGTAAAAGGTGAAGGAATGGAAGACACGTTTATTGACATAGCTAATTATGGAATAATTGGGATGTTAGTAGGACGTGATAAATGGAAAAAATAAATTTTGGCTAGAAAAATACCTAGAATAGTAAGGGAGATTAGAAATAATCCTCCCCAAGAGATTAATTTTGCTTATCAAAAAAATGTCTCTTATTCGCAAATGTCTATATTTCGCGGTTGTCCACATCGTTGGAAACTGCAATATAAAGACAAGATAAAGGTATTTACATCATCTATCCATACTGTATTTGGTACTGCAATACATGAAGTATTACAACATTATTTAGATGTAATGTTTGAAACTAGTGCTGCAAATGCAGATAGAATTGATTTAGAAGAATTATTTCAAGAAAAATTTATTGGTGAATATCAAAATCAATACAAACGAAATAATAACCAACATTTTTCATCAGCTGAGGAAATGAGAGAATTTTTTGAAGATGGGGTTGGAATTTTAAATTGGTTTAAAAAGAAACGAGCTAGGTATTTTTCAAGAAGAGGTTACCATTTAGTTGGTTGTGAATTACCCATAGTTATTTCGCCAAATAAAATGTATAACAACATAAAATATACAGGATTCTTAGATGTTGTACTATACCATGAACCAAGCCAGACATTTAAGATAATCGACATTAAAACTAGTACTAAAGGATGGAATGCTAGAGATAAAAAGAATGAAGATAAACAATATCAGTTACTTTTATATAAACAATTTTTTAGTGAACAATATGGTATTCCTTTAAGTAATATTGATATTGAATTTTTTATTGTTAAAAGAAAAGTAATGGATTGGAATGATGAGAATATTATGTCCCCTCATCAAGCATATAGAGTACAAACATTTACTCCACCTAGTGGAAAAATTAAATTAGGACGAGCTAAAAAAGCTATAAATAGTTTTATAAATGAATGTTTTAATTCAAATGGAGACATTAAGGATATAGAATATCCAAAATCTGTTTCAAAATGGAATTGTATGTTTTGTCCCTTTAAAGAAGATAAAGAAACTTGTGGAGAAGGTATAATTTACTAAACTCCCAATATATGTATATAAAAATAATGTTATTAAAATAAAGATTATGAGTATAAAAAAAGACATGACATTAACAAGTGTCAAAGTTAAAAGTGATCTATTCGAGAATTTTAAGATTGAATGTGTTAAACGTAAGTTTTCTTTCCAAAAACTTGCCGATCGATCTATTTATTTGTATCTTACAAATGAAGAGTTTCGTAAACAAATTACTAATCAAATTAACCTCGATTTAGAAAACTAATGAGTAAAAATTACAAACACATCCCACAGGAAAAAAGAAAAAAAATATTATTAGTTTGTGATGATATTAGAGTCCATTCAGGAGTAGCAACTGTAGCTAAAGAAATAGTATCTCATACAGCGCATGTTTACAATTGGGTAAATATAGCTGGATCTATGAAGCACCCAGATGTAGGTAAAATATTAGATTTAAGTTCAAGCACTAATGATTTAGCAGGTATAGAAGACTCTTATGTCAAGTTATACCCAGTAAATGGATATGGTAATTCTAAGTTATTAAGAGAAATTATACAACTAGAAAAACCTGACGCCTTAATGTTAATTACAGACCCAAGATATTTTACTTGGATATTCCAAATGGAAGCTGAATTAAGAAAAAAATTACCTATAATTTATCTTAATATTTGGGATGACTACCCAGCTCCTATGTACAATAGAGCATATTATGAATCATGTGATTTACTAATGGGTATATCAAAACAAACAGTTAATATTAATAAATTAGTTTTAGAAGGGCATGAAGGTAATAGAATATTTAAATATGTTCCTCATGGTAAGGATCCTAATAAATTTAAACCTTTAAGTGATGAGGTTTTAAATAGTAAAGGATATAAAGACTTTAAGAAGCAAATATTTGGCAATAAAAATCCTAAATTTGTAGCATTTTTTAACTCTAGGAATATTAGAAGAAAACAAATTCCTGATACTATGTTAGCATTTAGAGAATTTTTATATTCTTTACCTAAAGAAGAAGCTAAAGAATGTTTCATGATATTACACACTGAAGCTGTAACTGATCATGGTACTGATTTATATAAAGTTAAAGAATATTTATTTGGAAAAGACTTTACTGATCAAGTAATATTTTCTCATAATAAATTTGATGAAGAAGGTTTAAATTGGCTTTACAATTTAGCAGACGTCCAAATGTTATTAACTTCAAATGAAGGTTGGGGGTTAACTATTACCGAAGCCATACTATCAGGTACTCCTATCATAGCGAATGTAACAGGTGGGATGCAAGATCAAATGAGATTTGTAGATGATGAAGGAAAATGGTTTACCCCATCTGCTGATATACCTTCTAATCATAGGGGTACATTTAAAGAACATGGCGAATGGGCATTCCCAGTTTATCCTACTTCTAGATCAATTCAAGGTTCTCCTCCAACACCTTACATTTATGATGATAGATGTAGATGGGAAGATGCTTTAGAACGATTAAAAGAAGTTTATAATTTATCCCCTGAAGAACGTAAACAAAGAGGATTAAAAGGTCGGGAATGGGCAGTTTCGTCCGAAGCAGGGTTTACATCTGAACACCAGGGCAAAAGAGTAATTGAAGCTATCAATGAATTATTTGATATTTGGAAACCAAGAGAAAAATATGAAATAGTAAACTCTAATGAGTACAATGGTAAATTTTTAAATCATAAATTAATATATTAAGAATGAATATAATTAATCCAACAAATAAACCAAGATTTGTAATTAGTTGCCCTTTTGATACTTACTCAGGATATGGGGCACGTAGTAGAGATTTAGTAAAAGCTATTATAGAAACAAATAAATATCAAGTAGAGCTATTACCCCAAAAATGGGGGGAAACTTCATGGGGTTTCTGTGATGACCATAAAGAATGGGCATTTTTGAAAAACCACCAAATACTTCAAATGACCCAAAAACCAGATATTTGGATGCAAATAACTATTCCAAATGAGTTTACCCCAGTAGGAAAATATAATATTGGGTGTACAGCGGGGATTGAAGCTGATGGGTGCAAACCTGAATGGGTTGAAGGGCTAAATAGAATGGATATGAATTGGGTTTCTTCAAATTTTGCAAAACAAACATTTGAGAATGTATCTTTTGAGAAAAAATCTAAGGCTAATAATCAAGTTATAGGTGAAATAAAATTAACTAAGCCTATTAAAGTAATATTTGAAGGAGCTAATTTAGACATTTATAAATCAATTTCAACTAAAGAGATAAAAACTATAGATTTAACAGATATAAAAGAAGATTTTTGTTTCTTATTTGTGGGACATTGGATGAATGGAGATTATGGACATGATAGAAAAAATGTTGGGGTAATGGTTAGAACATTTTTTGAATCATTTAAAAATAAAAAAAAGAAACCTGCTTTAATTTTAAAAGCATCAACAGGAATAGCTTCATATATGAGTAGGGATATGATTTTAGATAGGATCCTACAGATTAGACAACAAATTCCAACAAAATTATTACCTAATATTTATGTGTTATCTGGAGAGTTTGATGATAGTGAAATGAATGAATTATATAATCATCCCAAAATTAAAGCTATGATTAGTTTAACTAAAGGAGAAGGATTTGGGAGACCATTATTAGAATTTAGCCTTACAGGTAAACCTATCATAGCATCGGGCTGGTCAGGACATACTGATTTTTTAAATAAAGATTATGTAAGTTTAGTAGGAGGAGTACTAGAAAATGTACACCCATCAGCTGCAAATAATTGGTTAATAAAAGAAGCTAGGTGGTTTAAAGCAGACCCTTCTCATGCCGGAGGATTTTTAAAAGATATCTATAAAAATTACAAAGTATATCATAGTAAAGCTAAAAGACAAAAATATTATGCTAAAGAGAACTTTAGTTGGGATGCAATGAAAAATTTAATTGACAAAGAATTAAACGAGAATATACCTGAGTTTCCTAAACAAGTACCATTAAATTTACCTAATTTAAATTTACCTACAGTATGAAATTTGATGAATTAAAAGAATGTACTAGATGTGGTTCTGATGCTTGTTACACACAAGAAGTAACAAAAGATATAAAAATAGAACTATGTTATGGTTGTGGTTTTCAAAGCAATAGCATAATAAAAAAGGGCAATGAATTTTTTAATGAACAATTTGAAACCCTTCCTGAGTTGTATAAGGAATTAATGGATGAAGAGGAAGAAACAGGTAAAATATGGATGCCTACTATAATAAATTTAAAAGACCAAGGAATGGTTTTTGCTGATGGAACTGGTAGAAGTAATTGGAAATGGGCTGGAGTTAGGGTTACAGAAGTTTCTGAGGATGAAAAAGAAAGATTTAAAGGACAAAAATATAAACCTGATATGTCTACAGTAAAACACTTTGAAGAACGGGATTTTATTGAAGCACTTTCGTATATTGGGGTATTACCTGAATGAAAATGAAAATAAGTTATGCAATTACTGTCTGTAATGAAAAATTAGAAGTTAAGCGTTTAGTTGACTTTTTATTAGCTAATAAACGTCAACAAGATGAAATTGTTGTACTTTATGACCAAAAAAATGGTGATGAAGCTGTTATTAATATGCTTACTAAACTGAATAAGTTACCTAATTTTCAAGTATGGAGAGGATTCTTTGAAGGACATTTTGCTGAGTGGAAGAATAAGTTAACAGAATACTGTTCTGGGGATTATATCTTTCAGATAGATGCAGACGAATATCCCCATAAAACTTTAATTGAAAAGCTTCCTGAAATACTAGAAGGTAACCCCGATAACGATGTTTACTTAGTTCCTAGAGTTAATACTGTAGAAGGTTTAACTGAACAGCATATAAAGAAATGGGGATGGAGAGTGAGCCAATCAGGTCGAGTTAACTGGCCAGACTATCAGTGGCGTATATGGAAGAATAAACCAGAGATAAAATGGGTGAATAAAGTACATGAAAAATTAGAAGGTTTTAAAACATATTCTCCTCTCCCAGATATTGAATTATTAGCTCTTTATCATCCAAAGGATATTAAACGTCAAGAAAAACAAAATGCCTATTACGATACATTATGACTTTAAAATCAATTATTAATAAATCATATTATGGGACTATAGGATATATTTCATCATTAGACGATTTAACCCTTTTAGAAAGATATATTGTACATAATCTACCAATACTTAAAGAATATAAGGGGATTATAGTAGCTACTAATTATAAAGATTTAAAACTAGCAGCTAAAAATGCCCAATTATGGAAAAAATATTTTTCTGAATGTGAAATAATAGATTTAGAAGAAAATAGAGGACACAATTTTGGGACTGCTGATTTAGATAATGCTATTTTTGATTATTGTAAAAGTAATAATATAGAATGGTTATGCAAAGTATCTAATGATATTGTTTTAAAAAAAGAAGTTTTAGATATTAAAATTAATAAAGCTGATTTTTACTATTTAGAGGGCATAGGATATGGGGGATTAGCTAATAATAATTTTGATACTG